CATCAGCAGCGTGCCCACGTTTGAGCAGTCACACCGTCCACGATTTGTTGTGCTGCATGATCGACGCTGCGGGGCTTTGCTTGCTCGTAGGGCTGGCGGCTTGCCATCACTTGCCAAAAAAGCATCGACTCTGGCTTTATCAGTTCGGCAAATGCTTTGCAGTGTCGGCTTCACCGCGACATTCCGCACGCTGCAAAATCCAGAAAGTTCGCACTGGCATTCACTCACGGGGAAAATCCTTTTCTATCGCCGCGTCGAAGTTCTCACGCCATGAGTCAACAGAAGACTGAGCAAGACCGCTAGCGACATTCCGCCACCCGTGCATGAGGAACTGAGCAATGACAGCCAAGAAGATCACTCCTATTAATCTCAGCATCAGCAATTCCCCGAGCTTTCCACAATCGTGACATCGAAGATCTGATAGGACCAGAGATCGCACGCCCCCGAGAAATCGCTCACGGTTAAAAGTGCGGGACAAGTGCAATCAGTTCTGTCGACAGTTGCCACGCACCACAGAGGCGACGTTGAATCAAATCGATAGTACAGACAAAGCGTGCAATTAGTGCATTCACAAAGTAAACGAAAATCGATGCCGTCTGTCCGGCTGCCACCCATCGGAATTGCCAGCGTGCCATCGAATCGTCCCGAATAGCCGGGAAAAGAACCCGGCGAAAACGGTAGGCACGTGATGTCAGGTTCGTTTATTTGTCCGTAGGTCAGCGTCACGGAATGAATGGTCGATGGTGCATTTGCGGAAGCGAAGAGCAGGGTTAGCGTTTCGCCCATTGGCCGCCCGCAAATACAATCACCGATCTCCTGACCGCAACTGCACTGCTTGCATCGAAATGTGAACGAAGACCCGTCGTAAAGCTCAACCGTGCCGCTCATGTCGGAGCAGCCAGTCACCGCAACCGCTTCACCTTCGTCACCGTTGACGGTCGGCGTTACGATGCAGTTTCCATAGTCATCGCGCCCAAGTGCCAAACTGATCGTGAAATTGCCGATTGTTCCCGACCACACTGGTGGATCGCATTCGCTGTATGCCGTGTCGGTCAGTTCGCCGTAATAGGTGTCGATGAAATCGCCGTAGACTACTTCGCGGACATCGACGCACAATGCCCGGCACGAGCAACGGCAATCACCGCAAAAGAAGTCCCGACAGCCCGTGTCAGGATCAACAATCAGTGCCAGTTCTCGTGGGTCAAATTTGGACCAGCGTAAAGTGCCCTGCAGGTAGGCCGTCGACACATCAACGTCGCCGGATGGATTGCGGCAAGATGCTCCTTCGTAACACGTCGCACGGTACACTTCTTCGTCGTCGAGAGTAACAACATATTCGCATTCGCCAAACTGAGGTATTGGGGACCGAACCATCACAACCCGAAAGCCGATGTCGTTTCGTTTCGTTGTTTCGGCAATCAGTGTGCGGTTTGCTGATCTGCATTCCGCAGCTGTTGAATTCCAGCCACCACCACGGATGACCTGATCGCCTGCCGCGCCGTCCATCCTAGAGTTCTGTACCCACTCCCAAACGTTGCCGTGAGCGTCGACAAGCCCTTTAGCATTGGCTGGCTTGCCGCCCACGTCATGCGTTTCAGCCCCGCTGTTCGTTGTAAACCATCCGTTGTCTGGAAGATCCGCAGCATTGGCCCCGAAGTTGTAGGCTGTCGTGGTTCCCGCTCGGCAAGCAAACTCCCATTCAGCCTCGGTCGGCAGCCGGTAGGATCTGCCCATTGCAATTTCGGCCGGCAGTGCGGACAACGCCGCGCAAAATGCCAGAGCGTCGGAATAGGAAACCTTTTCGACGGGTCGACTTCCGCCACTGAAATGACTCGGACTCAATCCCCGAACAGTCAGGTAATCAGACTGCCTGACTTCAGTCGTGCCGATTGCAAATTCGTCGACTGCGGTTGATACTTCTGTTTCGTCGGCATCTCGCCCGGTTTCCGATCCGGGGCTGCCCATCGTGTATGTGCCCGCTTCGATCAGGGCAAACGGCATTCCGATTGAATTGCTACTGACTGGCGGGATAATGTCTGGCAGGATTTCACGTTCCCAATACGACACGAACGAATGACCGCCAACTGTTCCTGTCCATGAAGATCCAGCGAATTCTGCTGAACCGTAAGCAATGCCGTCATCGTAGGTTTCCCACTCAAGGCATAGTTTGCAGGGCAACGCCCCGCAGCATTGATCAGCCGGAGCCGTGTCGCAAGTTTCAACCGTGAATTCTGCACATGGCTTCAGTGGCGTTGGCGATGCTTTGCGGAGGTATCGTGGGGGCATTGTTTATCCACAGACCGGAGAGGCACATAAATCGTCAATCACCCACTTCGGCGTGCATGTGCCTGTCAGTGGGTACATGTACGTGGCTCGCCCTGTCGTTCCGGCCAGATCCGCTGGAGTCAACCCGTAAAGGTAATTACAGATGTCGTACACATGATACTCTCCACCGTATTCTGCCCCCGGTGGTGTTCCTGTGCAGCTTTGGTTGTAATAGGTGGCAGTGGCTACGAGCGTTGTCTCCGAAACGTAGTCAGTATCGGGGCATAGAACATCTGTGATTGTGAACCAGATTGTATGGCCGCCGCCTGAACCGCCACCAGCAAATGCCCCGATAATCGCGGCAGTGGTTGACTCTGGCGTGATTGCATAATCACCATAAACAACAAACGGCCCTGCCCCCTCTTCGACTTCCCACGAGGATACAATCGGCAAATACTGCGCCCCAGCTTCACTCGGTGGACTTCCAAGCATCACGACAACGCCGAAGCGATACGCCCATCCAGCCGCATCAACTGCGATCTCATAGGGAGAATTGAATAAATAAACACCATCGGTTGTCGTTGGCTTCGTGACATTAACAACAGTTCGTTCGCCGTAGACTGCAGTCCCCGTGATCTGCATACAAGCAAAGGCAGGGATAGCTTCTGCAGTGGTATTCTTTACAAAAACGCGATGCGGTGACGGCTCGTCAAGCGGTCTGCGCTGCGGGTAGTTCTTCGTCAATTGCGATTGCAATTGCTGGCGGGAAAGATAATCCTGCCAAACCAGTCGCATTTGCTCCGGAGATAAAACGCCGATCGCGTCCATGACTAACCTTTGATGTCACAGAGTAAGTCGATCCCCGCGATCGTTGGCTTGACCACTGTTCCGGTCGCGGCGTCGTTACACGCAATTGTCAGACGTACGTCTAGGACATCACCAGCGGTCAGGCCGGAAGGCGTAATCGTGAAAGACTTGGCAGCAAACACGAGCGAGTTGATAGTCGTGGCAGACGTTGTACAGAGGTCCGAGCCGATGCCAGTAATCTTGTCAATCTTGTAGCACTCAACATCGACAGTACAGGAAACTGAAGCAACTGTCGTCACCATGCCTGCAGACAATGACAGCGTGACGGTTTCGCCTGCTTCATAGCACTCTGGAAGCTCAACCATAAAGCGAGCGTAGCGGCTTGTGGCTCCCAATGCTTTACAGTCGCCCGCCGTTACCACCGGAGCTGTCGTGCCGAATGTCGTGCCAATCAATGCGAGATCGTCGGCTGCAGCAGTGCCGGGCAAGTTAGTGTGAATTGCATCCCATACCCGCAGGTCCATCATGTTGACGGGAAAGATTGCCAGTGCATCCTGCTTGAGAATCGACGCTCGCGTTTGAGCAGAGACTCCGGTTTCTTTAATCGCCAGCGTTCCGGAAATCCGCACGTCGTCAAATTGCGATGCCATGTTTTCAATTCCTTAATGTTTTATGTTAGCCCAAGGGCTGAGTAAGGCAGAGTGCCGTAAAGTTGGGTGTAAACGAACAAAGCGTTATCGGAAAAACCTTCTTGAGTTCCGTCAGCCTTTAGCAGTATGGGCTTTGTCACTTCCTGCCCCATAGCATCGCGTGCGCGGCTTACCGTTTTACCGGCTATTGTGTCTGGTTCTCCGGGTTGACCCGCGTTTGGGTTAATTACTGAATCGCGAACATAAAGTCCCTCGTGTCGCCATCGCTTGTACCACGCTTGAGCATCTGTCGCGCCCATGTAAGGAATTCGAAACTGAATTCGTGCTGTCACGTCCCATTGTTCTAAGGGCATCCCAAACTTGAATTGATTTTTTGCGGAGTATCCGACAAGCCGAGCCGTGCCTGGTGGCCAACCAAGAAACGTGTCAGAGTTCGTCGCGTGTCGATAAAGTCCAGCAATGTACGCATCAAACAGAAAAAACTTCCGCCGAATGATGCAAACGGAATCAGACAAATCGTAAGTCAGCCCTTCCACCTGCTCATAGTTAGCCGTGACGATTGCTCGCCCGTTGTAGTCCCTATCGATCGGCTCTGACGATGTCGTGTCGCTCCATTCTACGTCCACGTTCCCATCAAATCGCTGCCCTTCATAGGATACTGTCACCATCCAAAAGATCGGCCCCATAGGCTCTGCCGTCTTTGTAATGACGAACGAATCCGCCCCGGAGCGATGCCTCGCACCATAGGCGGGAATGCCAGTTGCGGCCAACACATCCTCGGCACTGTCGCCTGATTCCGCAAGAACTTGATATCCTTCAGTATGCGAAAACTTTGTCGCAAAACTGTCGTACTTTTCAGAGGTGCCTGAGCCGCCTTCCTTGCTCCACATCTGCGTAACGTTGATGGCTGCCATTATGCAATTGCCTCCATCTGCAGTTTATTAGCGGTATTAACTGCGACCGCTTGCAGTGCTCGATTTTGGTCATCATCGAGACGCACGAGAATTCTCGCTCTCGGCGGTGGGGGGTTTTTTAGCAGCCGAATGATTTCCTGCATCTGATCAGGAAGTCTCGTGCCCGGCCCTCGTGTCAGCAATCGCCCCTCGGTTGCTGGTATGCCCCCCATGATTACAGACGGCCGCATCTTCAGATCTATGCTGCTTGCCGCGTTCTTGACCTCACTGGAAAGCGTCGACCCGACGCCCAACATTCTTTCTTGCATCTTGCTGGAAAACTCTTCTCCGAGCCTACCGCCAACAGCACCAATCTTTTCGGCAAGATCCTTTTCACGTTCCGTTAACTGGCGGGCCGCGATCTCCGGCAGCGATGTCAGTTGCGATTTAAAACCATCAAGCAGGCTAATACTAGCCGCTTCTCCCAGTCCTGCCATTAGCCCTTCAATTCCGCCTTCACCGCCTGACGCAATAAACGCGAAAATCTGATAGACCGCCTCACCGATGATTCGCCCAGCGTTTGTGATTATCGTGATCACGCCATTAAATGCGTCTTGGATCAGGTTGATAAAGTTTTCACCAAACCACATGACATACGCAGGAATTGTTTCCGTTAGCGTGTGCATGATTGTTTCGGAAATCGTTATCATGGCCAGTTCAGCCGCTGCCTTTGCGATCTCCCAAACGCTGCCAAGATTTGTGACGACTACCTCCAGAAACGTGAACGCACCGATCACAATATTGATAGCCTGAATGACCTTTTCTTTGACGTAATCCATAATTGGCCCGATGTTTTCAAGCACCTGTGTCGCATATTCGACAGCGGGCACAAGCAACGCATCAAAGGACGTCGCCAACTGTTGCAGCCCTGCATTGATCAACACGCGAATCGGGGCAATGATTTTGCCGATCGATTCCATCAGCGATGACATTGCGGAGTCAGCACGACGCCCAGAACCAGCCACAGTCGTCATGTCGGTCGCTTGTGCCGCCAGTCCCTGATTGGCAATCGCCATCACGGCGGCGAGCTTCTCTTGATTCGTCCGCATGTACATAATCTGCGGATTGACGGCCACGAATGCGTCAAAGTTGCCTTCAAGGGCCGCTTTTAGATCGCCCATTGATGCCGCTGCATCTTTGCCCATCGCGTTACCGAGGCCGATAGCGGCCTTGGCAGCGTCGTCCATCTTGCCCGTGGCAAAACCCATTCCGGATGCCTGCTGCATCAATGCGAGGGCTGCATTGTCAGAAACGCCCGTCATCTTCTCAATTGACTTGGCGACGTCCTGCATTTGCGACGATGCGGCCGATGCTCCGCGAATCTGTAACGCTGAGTTTAGCCTGCGAACAGATTCTGTCTGTGCGTCAAAAGCCGCATTGATGCGATTGATTCCGCCTAGTGCCGCCATCGCGGTCTTGACTGCTGCGTAGACTGCCGTGAGTGTTCCCGTAATAGCCGCCAGTCGTTGCGTAGACTTGCTGACCGACTCCGTCTTTTGCTCAAGACGCTGAAGCGATTTTTCCACAGCGGACATCGCAGGCTTTGCCTGGTCTTTTCCGCCGATGACAAAATCAATGCCGTTGCTCACAGGTTCCGCCTTTTATCTCGTTCGCTTTCAATCCGATGCTCTTCACTTCGCAGAATGCTTCTCAGTTCAAACCACCACGCTGACTGATCAAGGATTCCACCGATGACGGGCAAATGATGTTCGCTCGCAGTTATAATCTGAATATCACTGTTCAGTTCCGGCCCAATAAACCTCATTGGGCATTTAGTGACTTCGAACCACCCATCTCGGCAATGTTCACATCCATCTCCGCTGCATTCCGGACACTCGATCTCCGCTGGCTGTTCCGGTGTTACAATGTCGCGACAACGCCCAACGCAGGACTTGCAAAGCTCACCGCATCGCACGAGGGCTGCAACTCGGATTTTTTTTTATCTTCTGGAGTCGCTGACGTTGATGCTGCTAAGAACGTGAATACTTCAACCAACTCATCCAGCGTCAATACATCGCCAATTGCCTCACGACTAAAATCAACGGGAATGTTTTCCCATCCGGTCAGGCACATGGCCGCCGCATCAAGCAGTGCGTCCATACTGGCTGCGATGTCGCCACCGCCCAATCCTTGCAACAATGCGACCAATCGCCGCTGCTGATTGAGAGTAGGTGTTTTCGCAAAGATCTTTGGCTGCGGAGTCTTGTCGACGTCGCATGCCAAAACCATTGTCAGCTTAGATGAAGGATCGAGACTGCGAGGCATAAACCAATCAATCAAAAGCAATTGTGAGTTCGGTATCAACAGCACTTCCGGCCGTACAAAGCCAAGTTAGGTCGTCTGTCATGATGTCATTTCGACCGCCCTGTTGTTTGTTCTCCAACTGAGCTTTAGGGGCTGCAATTGTGATCGATGACGCGACGGCCCCGACTCGGAACGAGAACGCCTGCGGGGAACTTGTTAGCCAAAGAGCGTCACGGTCCTGCGTTGCGACGAGCAGCGATTCTGGATCAGCCGTGATTACCGGGGCGCGATTTGTGACAATCGCGGAAATGTATCCACTGCGATCAGTCGCATTGACGCATTCACGCATTACGACGGAGTTGCCTGCGTCGACCTCGACTGAACTTGTGCAGAGGGCGACTGAGTTCCATGTCAAGGCACCGGCAGCGACCCGCAGAGGAAGAACAGTCGGATACGTTGGGGCAATCAGTGCTGTGTCGGTTTCGTTGCTGGAGTACTTGCCCGTGAAAGTGAATTCGATGAATCCAGTCTTGCCGGTTTCTAGCATGAACTTGAACGTGCCCATTGCTCCAGAAAGCAGCGACCGCTTGCCGTCTTTGTAGTGGCCGATCGTCAGCGTCTTGACACCTCCAGCTTGCCCCGGACCTTGCGTGACTGGCGAGAATGTTCCGGAGGTGTCGACCCATCCGCAGGCAGGAAGCAACACGGCCGCCCAGTTTGGAATGGTTGTTCCGTCATAGGTCAAAGCGTGTTTGATAACGCATGTCCCTTGCATTCCTTCCGGAATGCCCGGCAGGTAATTGAAGCCACCCTGACCTTCGCGTCGCGTGATTGCAACGTTCGGCTGAATGCTAAATTCCTCGGCGTTGTAGACCGCTTCGGCAGTCGTCAGCGATTCCGCCGTTCCAACCGTCGTTTCGACCTTGGCTGCAAATACTGCTCTGCGACGAAGTAAACCAGACATGTTTTATCCTATCGTTTGACAAGCCCATTGGCTCGAAGAATGTTAAGGTTGATTCGTCGTTCCATCTGCTTTCGCAGCTCGTCGTTGATTCGTTTAATTTGCGGCTTGCCAAAATTGCGTTTTAGGTATGCACCCCAGACAGAAACGCCGAGCACATAAACAATTGGCGTTTTTGCTTTTCCTGTTCGTTGCAAAACCAAGCCCTTCCAGCTTGGCTTGATTTGGCCTGGTCGTGGCCCTTGAAACGCACTGTTGATGCGTTGCCGCCCACCCTGTTTGTCGATCTTGTACGAAACGCCTCGCTGGTCCTGACGTGCTCCAAAATGCTGTAATCCGAGGCGAGGCGTTTTCTGAATTCGAACTGTGTTTCGTGGGTTTTCGGCTGTCGCTTTTGAAAGGACTTTTGTGGATTCTTCTGATTTCGTTTTCTTGATGGCAATGACGCTTCGAACGTCTCGCCCAATGTCCAGTTTTGTTTTCTTCGCAGTCGAATTAATGGCTGCTGCCAGTTCTCGCCCAAATTTTGCTTTTGCTTTGCCGACTGACTCACGCAAACGCTTTAGCTGCTTGACGTCTATTTCAATGGCTATCATGCTCGCACCGTGTATAAATCGCCCTCACTGACTCGAAACATTACCGTCAATGGAATGGCGATTCCGTCGTACCCTCCGTCTGATGTTGCCGTCTGCTGTGCTCCAAGATCCGCATTGATTGCCAGATCTCCGAACATGTGCCACGTTGCCGGATCGTTCACAATTGCCTTGTGAATCTCCGACTCCATAACATCCTCATACACCTCAACTGGCGTCGTGTCCTTTTCGCTTGGAGCGATGTGAACACGAATCAGAAACGTCTGCTGATACCCGACTGCCGGTGGATTTCCCGGACAATCGATTTCCGTCAGTCGCGAAACTTCCCCACGAGTCAAAACGATTAGTCCGTGTTGCGGGGTGTATGTCGCCAGCTTTGTCGGCCTGACGACATCCGTGAACGCATACGCCCCAGCACTGCCGGAAACCAACGCCTGCAGCCGCGCAAAAATCTCATCCGAAATTCGTGAGACAACAGGCGTTTGAAATGTTACCGACATATTAAGACCAGCATTCCGGAATCATGCTCAGACAATAACTGCACTGACCGCTTCGTCGGTGTTTCTCCGACCCGCACGGGCAGTTTGATCATGTCGCCACCTGTGTTGAGTTCCTCGCTGCTGATTCCAGTCGCGGAATTGTTTGCAACTCTGACCTCAAACTCTGGCACGATCTGTTCATCCGGCCCGAACGTTGACACCTGATTGCGAATCACGATGGCCTTGATTGTTCTTGGCGTCGCTGGCGTCCCGAACCGATGCGGGTGGTACGTGACTGTTTCAGCGAAATGATCGCTGTTGAGAAACACACCCACCGCATCGGTCACGATCCGTTCCGCCAGGCTCATGTTCGTTTCGCAAGAATCTTGACGTAATCGATCGTGCAAACATCCGCATTCGTGTTCGCTGCTTTTTGCAACTGAATGATCGGCTGCAGTCCGGAAGAATACGCCGACATGTCGAACGTTGTAGACGCTGCAACACGAACCCCGTCGATGTAAAACCGGACGTCACGCTTTCCGCCTGTGAAGTCGATCACGAACCGCTTGTACGTCGTTCCGAGTGTCACACCGCTGGAAATGTCGTTCTTGTCAGTCGTGCCGTCGTCGCTTTCGCAATAGACGACAGTTGTGCTGTTGGCTCCTTCCATGCGAAACCAAGCATGTTCTGCCACGCTGTCAGCCGTATCGTTACGGGCTGACGACACACCGAACACAAGAATAGATCCGCTTGTGAATGTGGCTGCGCTCAACTTGACTCGCATTTCAACACGCTGAATATCGTCGATGTCAAACGTCAACGCATCGTTATGATGCAGGCCCAAAATCTGTGCTTGGTTGTCCGCCGTCAATGTCAGAATTGCGGCACCCGCACTTCGCACATGCGTCGGTGGTGCAGCTCCTGTGACGTCGGTGAGCCACGGCGTACCAATGTTTGCTGACGTCGGGAAGGTCACTGTCGTGCCCTCGAAGTCGTCGACATATTCCTGAAAGTCCTGAAGACCTGCCATCTCAATCACCTTTCAAAACGGGTCATCGCATTCCGCTACCGTTGGGAGTGCTTCAAAGAACGGCGGACCACGCGGCCCGCCGTGTTTCATCAGTCAGGCAATTACGCCCCGTTGTGCTTGTACAGTCCGCGATAATCGATGGCAGCAACGCCAAACGTCTGACGCACCTTGTACTTGTAAACGTCCTTGTCAAAGTCCCATTCGTTTTCTAGGACTGGCGACTGCTCGCCTTCGAGGAACGTAATTTCGACCGTGTCAACTTGGCTGTTATTCGCAGCTAGGTACCAAGCCGTTGAGCTGTTAGCATCCAACAGTGGCTCGACAATAACTTTCAGTGGTCGATCACCGTTCGGCCCGTAGATGTTCTTGGTGTTGCTGTTGCCAGCCGCGGAACCACCGACCGATGGATCTGCAATAGATCCCAGTAACTGCAGTGCCGTCGCAGAAATTGCCGCAGGAACGATCAAAAACGCTGGCTGAATGTTTAGGATCACGTCCGACCGTAGGCCCTTCTTGGTCATCATGGAGATAAACGCAGTGTTCAGCGTTCCAACTGCCGGAGCACCGGCACCCGTCGCATAGTTTGCGTGACCCCCGGCAGTCGTCTGAGCTGTCGCGTTGAACAACAGGCCAGTATCAGCCATTGCGGCATTCGCTGTCAGAACGCCGTAGACGGCCTGATTTTGCAAACGTCGGCACGCTGCTCCCTGCATTGCTGGAATGCGGCTGATAGCGTCAAGATCATCATTGACAACGGTTTCCCATGTCACTGTGAACATGTTGCCGTACTTGTTGATCTTGTACGTTTCCTTTGTGTCCGACATTCCCGCGTCTTTGTACTCCTGTCCTTCAGGGACCATTTCAGGAGTGCCCATTTCGCTAAATCGAATGCGGTTGATGTTTTTGAAATCCGCAGTCGTTCCGGCATCTCGTGCCCACATGTTCCAGGTATATGGGGCTTCTTCGTATCCTGCCAGAAGCGTCTTGTTGGCCGCGTCAAGCAGAAGATTCGAAAAGCTTCCAGTGGTGTGGTACGCATCACGTTGAATTCGGAATCGATTCATTGATCCCGGATGGCCCATCGCAACCAGTGCGATGTCTTTTGCTGCCATGCGTCGAACATCGCAGCCCATCTTTTCCGCGTACATTTCAGCAACACGGCCAAGCTTCATGCTGACGAAGTCCTGATGTCCGGCTGCTGGATTTGCCAGCGTCTGGTTCCGCATTCCGCTGGCTCGCAGAGTTCGCATGATCAGGCCATCACGGGCCGCTGCGAACAGCTTGTCATCGGCTGATTCTGTGACGCTGACACGTTCGGTCGACTGACCGGCAGGTTTATTGGCCATTCGCTCCAGTATCCTTGTTCTGGCTGTGTTGAGGTCAACGCCGTCGTCACAAAGACTGTCGGCAACTGATCGCTCGATTTTGTGAACAGTGCAAAGAGCCTGAATCTCCTTGCGTCGTTTTGCATCAGTCCGCAACGCACGGCTGATAGCTTCCTCAACTTTCTTCTTGTCTTCTTCTGGATCAGTCGCACCGTCCATGTTCTCGACTTTCTTTTCTTCTTCTGATGGCTTCATGTCGCCGTCCATGTTCTCAACTGGCTCTGCTGGTTCTGCTACGGCAGATGTACCAAGCTTTCCAACGACCCACGCCAAGACTTGGTTTGGATCTGTCATGCCTTCGGGGAGCCCCATTGCTGCCAGTTGCGTCAATAGTGCCTCGTCCATTCGCGTTACCTTTCTTTCGAGGTCTGTATATGACCTACGGACAGTAGAGTGCTCGTCTGCACCAGTGGCACAAATCGAAGCGTTATGTGGCTGCCATCGCACATGGATGACTGCCGGACCATCGATCACCGCTCCGCGTTTTGTCGTGTAGCTTTGACCATGTGGCACAAAAAGCGATTCCATCGGAACGGCTGTAATTGAAAAATCTGTTATGTGCCCTTCATCCATTCGCGTGCGGATGACTTGTGATTCCGGATCGCTGGCAAATGCAGGAACGCCGTGCAGCTCTCCGTCAATGACTTGCATTTGTCGGATTGAACCAAAGATGTTCCGAACGCTTCTGTCGTCGTGTGAATCGACAATTGGAATCTGTGATTGATTTGCCCGAAGAACAACGCCATCCATCAACAGCACTTCGTTGATGACGTACCCACGGTCTTCGTCGTATCGTCGAACTGGCGTCTCCGTAGCAATGACGACATCCGAAACGCCGGTCGACACTCCAACCGATCGCATCACGACGCATGTGGCTTTCAGTGGTGGCAGCTTGCCTTTTTTACTTGGCATTTTCTGTCTCCGGAACCTGATTCAAATCTGTGTCAACAGTCCCGTCTGACGCATCCGCCAACAGCATTTGCGCCGTCGCTTCGGTCAGCCCCAGCGACTGCAGAAACACCTTTGACTTTGTTTCGCTAGCAGTGCCTGCAATGAACTCCGCCAGAATGTCTTCAATGGCTTTGCGATTACGGCCCCATTGAAGCCGTGACATATCAGACATTTCACCGGCTGGCTGTCCCGCTTGTGGCTGTCCGGGCTGTGGCATTGCAGACGCTGCCGCCATTTGCTGCCCTTCAGCCTGCGTTGCTTCAACCTTTGCCATGTCGGCAGTGACAAGACCAAGTTGACGTTTTAGCTTTTCTTCTTTGGCTCGCTGATAAAACACGTTCTTCCAGTGCTTCCCACGCTGACCGAGTTCGTCTTGGTATGTGCTCTGGAATGAGTTCAACGCAGAGTCAGACGCTGATTGTTCGCTCTGTGGGTCTACCCATTCCCATGCGGGAGTTTGCCACTCGACCGCAGTCGCGGCACGACGGTCGGCAAGTATTTCGGACATCGACGGAAAGCCGTCCACGCCTGCAGTCGCCGCCTGATCACAGAATCGGTCCCAAATCGGCTGGCACATGTGCTGTACGTCATAGCGTTGCCACCTGCGGAAACGACGACGGTCTTCAAGCATACTTGTGCGGCTGCTGCTGTAGCTTGTGCCGCTGTAGTTCCGGCTGACGACTTCGTAAGACAGGCCCGTACCAACTGAAATTCCTCGCAGCATCAAATTGATCCACGGTTCCGACGCTGAGTTCGGACGCCCCGGATTGATTGATTCGACTGATTCCCCTGGCTGCAACCGAACGACCATTGCCGGTTCGAGATACTCAAACTGGTTGCCGTTGATGTCGCTCGCCTCATCATCGGTTGATGGCATCAAACCAGTGCCGCCGCGTCCGTTCGTTGTGATCGCTACGCCGAAACATGAGGCCACCGCAGACGCTTGAATTTCATTGTCGACGTAAACGCCGAGATCACGCAGCCATGACAAAACTGGAGCAAACCACGAAACGCCGCGAGTTTGCCCAATCCGGTCGACTCGGTACAAATGCAGGATCTCTTTCGCGTCGATCCGTACCGGAAGAACACGGGTGGCGTATGGTCCGTTTGGATGCTCCGGATAGATCCAGTATGCTAGCGGCTTTCCAAGGTCATCAAGTTCAACGCCTCGGATCACCTTGTTTCCGTCTTTACTGTGAATCTTGTAAGTGTCTTTGTCAGTCGCCAGTCGGTCAGCTTCGATCAGTTCCAGTGCAAGTGGCACAGGGCGATAGATGCCGCGATACTTATTGGATGGCGTGTTGACAAGGTGAATCAGCACCTCGCCCGCTTCGACCATTTCACGCTGTGCGAGTTGTTGAATTTCTGCGAAGTTCAGACGCCCGTTGACGTCACAAACTTCGCACCATTCCTGCCACACCTTGTCACGGACTTCGTTGACATCTTCGACGTCTGTGCCTTCCGGCGTTTCTACTTGTGACTGTGCGGTGATGCCTGTTCCAATTACCGAACTGACGATTGTGTCGACAACGCCCCAAGCATAAGCGTTATCGCGAACCAACGCACGGGACCATGCTCGAAGCGAATCCGCACCAAACGGCCCGAGCAGTTCACTGTCTGCGGACTGGTTTTTCGGTTTCTTGTTGTTTGTTAACCGGCTGGCTTCTGCCCCGGCGTACATTCGCTCAAGCGTTTTGCGTTGCTGCGTTCGTCGCACTGCAGCCGCAGGACTAAACACGCCGATAACTTTGTCAAGGGCTGTGCCGATCATTGGCGAGCCCTCTGGAACTTGGCGACTCGGAACATGCTGCCAGAGCCTGACTCGCGGTCGGCTTCCATTTGCAGCATTCGGCGTTGCTCAAACAGCGTCGGCAAGTCAAGCGACGTCACCGAACGTGAGCCGATCGAGTACGAGGAAGCCCCTCCAGTCAGGAGTGCTTCAATCGCTGCGTCGATCTGTGCAAGTAGTGATGCCGCTGTTGCCATGCCCGCATGATTGCGGTGTTATGTGGCAATGCGATAGGGCAAGCATGGGTGCGGTTTATATGCCGTGTAAATACTATTCCTTCCACGTCGCTCCGCAATATCCGCACTTGCAGTACCTTGTCCGCCCCTGCGTGCTGACGACTCTGGAAAACGACTTTCCGGCCGTTTCCTTGTCAACCGCGCGTAACGCAGGGCATGACGTGCAATCTCGCGGAACGAACGTTGTGACTCTCGGCTTTGGCTTTTCAACGTCTTCTGAGACTGTTGACCCAACCGCCTGCTCGTTTCTTTGGGGCTCCATGACGTTGGCCTGCAGGCTTTCCGGCTGGCAGTTTTTGTTGTGCTTGCTCATTTGGGGCTTTCGGTCTTGCAGTAACTGACTGGCCATTCGGTGTGTCCGGAGTCGGGGAGAGAAGATAAATGCCGCGAGCACTTGCCGCAGCCGCTGCGTTGTATGTGGCATC